GGACCAACTCCTGATGATGCGATTATAGACACTCTTCCTATATTAGAACTTAGTCCAAAAACTCCTAGATTATCACATTCTGGATCAGAATTTTACAGACTTACTGCTGCAATGGATGGTGGAACTCCTGTTAAACCTTCATTTAGACAGCATCTTAAAGATACATATAACATAATATTGAAAGGCAATGGAACATCACAGAATACACTTAAATATGCAACATTAAATAACAATCCTCCTACTGAATCATATAGTAATGATTATGAAGAAAGTATGTTTGCTAGTAGTACAGATGCTGCATCTAAAGCAGTTAGAGAGTTTACATTTGCAACAGGAACAGAAACAGCAGGACAAGGATTGAAGACACTTTCAGAACTATTACCAGATGCCCTGTCAGGAACTTTAACAGGATGGGGAGAGTCTTTAGATTCAAGATTAAAAAATAGTGGAGTTTCGGGTCAAGCCAAAACAATTGGTAATGCTGTGTCAGGGGTACTTATGGGTCATAAATTAGACTTTCCCCATATTTGGAAATCTTCAGGGTGGTCTCCATCATATAGAGCACAGATCAGATTATATAATCCGTATCCTAACGATAGCGATATGACACACAAATATATAACTGCCCCATTAGCTACCCTTATGATGTTCGTTACACCAAGGAGTGTTGATGGGCATACATTCTTCTGGCCTTGGTTGTGTGGTGCCAGAATCGCTGGATTATTTAATTTGAAGGCAGCGTACATAAAAACTGTAACAGTTACAAAGGGTGGAGACGATAATCATATTGCATATAATCAACGTCCCGGTATTGTAGATGTTACAGTTGAAATTGGTAGTTTATATGACACGATGGTTAATGTTACTAAAGCTGCACATGGTATAAAAACAGATACCCCTACGGTATTAGATTACTTAAATGAATTTGGGGCATGTAAGGGGTGGTCAGACGGTGCACAAGAGAGTCCTCCTCATTGGATAAATTATGGTGGGGATGATTATCCTGATAAACAATTCCACATTGATTCTGCTCTTGATGATGAGGCTAGTATTGTGTTGGCTACTAAACCGAGCTCAATATCCAGAGTAAGTAGTACTGGTACTAGAAATGATACATCTGCCAGAGTGACGCCGGCACAAATTGCCCGAGGTAATGGGCTTGTTAATTCAAATCCTGGCTTGTTTAATACTACTTAATTGCTGAAATGATTATAAACAAGCATAGCAATATAATATGCTAAATAGCTCCTTGAAATATGCTTCGATTGAGAAGAGAGTTTATCGAATTTTTCAACATAACCTAAATCTTGGTTAAGTTGATTATGTACTTGAATTAGGACCTTTTTAAAGTACACAGGTTTTGTACTTTTCTTTATTGCCATTAGTTTTTTGACTATTTTTGCATAGTCATTTTGTGGCATATGTACACTAGGAGTTTCTCGTAATAACAAGAATATTAGTAATTCTAGATTCTCCGTGTATTTAGTATTAGTTAAAGTATTTGAATATTCTTTAGCTAACCGTCTATTAAATTTGGTAATTTGCTGAGATAATTTAATGGCACTAGTATCTACGGCTCTATAGATAGTAATTTCTTTAGCAATTCTTCCAGCTTCTATTCTTAATTTTTTATCTGTGGTTTGTTCTTCTGGAAGATCTTCTTTTGTTAATCTTGATGCTCCGCCATCTTTCGCAATGTCATAATACTTATTAGCGAAGCTCCTAACTGATTGGTTAATTCTTCCACGTAGTACATATATCATATCAATAATTTCTACAGGATCATCATTAGATAGACCCTTTTGGAACTTCTTATAGACTTGACCCGATAAATATAATACGGCTTCCCCAATTGTTTTTTTGGTCGTAAATAAATGATTATGTGATAACCTACTAATGGCTGCTCTAAAATAATCTGGGTTACAGTATTTTATAAACTTATACATTGTATTAGTATAGAATCTTAATGCTAAAAGATTTAATGTAGCTAGACCAGCGGCGGAATCTTTTTTGATTGTAAAGTCTTGACAAATTAATACAAGTAAAACAGTTTGAGCATCATGCAGAAGTTTAGGATCTACTTTCTTCCATTTTGGATTTCTGTATTTAGCTTTAGAATATGCTAATAGATCAGCTTCATTAGATTTAGTTACATGTAGAAGTTCTTTGTGTATATCCGCAACACGTGGATAGTAGCATTCCTGAATCAAGAATTGAAGCTCATTAGCTACTTTCTTTAAAATTAATCTATGAAGTTTAGCTGCATCAAGTATAGCAATTATATCGTCCTTAGAAGTGTTGTTAGGTGCATCTAATTTTCGAATGTAGGATATGTTAGGCATGGTTTATTATATAATGGTAATGGATATTGAATCTGATGTGAATGCTACTAATTGAGGTGTATAATCTAATAGATCAGCAAACACAAGATCATCTATTTTATAGTTGAATCTAATATCTATTTCTGGGCCAATAATTTCTACAAATCGAACACCTAATACCCCTCTAGCAACTTTTACAATTTCCGATCTATCAATATCAACATCCATACCAAATTTTGATGCAAAATTATCTAGTAATGCTGTTTTTATGTTAGCTTCTAATGCTGAAGAAGATATTGCTATATCAGGATCTTTGTTAATTTTTAAAGATACATTAAACGGAATATCAAATATTGGTTCAACCCAACTTATTCCTGTCCATTGTAATTTTTTGTTTTGATCTGGATCACTTGTATTTAATGGATTAACTATTTGAATAAACTCATCGAATGATGGTTTTATAAATATCCAACTGTTACCGTTCCATTGTGCCAGTTCATTTTTATGTGTATTCCAGTCTTGACTGAATATATCAATTCCTTCTGTTCCATTTACAATATATGTATCATTTATTACTGGAGTATTAGGAACTTCAGTTAAACTTCTGGATATTATCTTTGTTGATGCAATGGCATTATATTTCATGTTAGTCAACTTGCCAATTGTATCTGCAAACTTAATATTGAGAAAATCTGTTAACATTCGAATTGAGTTAATTTTTAGATTACCAATAAGTTTCTGAAATACAGCCAATTCAAAATTATCTACATTGAAATTTTCTTGAGTTATATAAGATGAGAGTATAGTTGGAACGTTATGTACTGTTGTTACTCCATCAGTCTCCGTTATTGAACTAAACATGAAATCACTTAAATCTTTTCTAATGATTACATCTGCAGTATGAGTAGTTAATGTAATCCATTTTGATGGTTGAGATGTATCGCTTTCAATTCCTAATGCGATTTTATCTTCCATTGTAATCTGGCTGTACGGAATAAGTCCTTCCACTAATACTTTGAATTGAACAGAGTTTCTAGGAAAGTTTAAGAAGTCAAAGAATTGATAACTAAATCCATTAACCTTTGTAACATCTTCAGTATCTAATTCAGTTGTCATTGAATACTTTGCATTATCAAATGTAGTAATTAGATTTGCTCTGAATTGAGTAACATTAGTTGTGGGCGTATGGTTTGCATTTGTATAGATATCTATATTGATAATATTAGTATCATTTGGATCAACAGTTGATGTAAATTTGACTGAAGGAATATTTAAAAATACAAGAGGATTATATGTCGGATCACTACTTTCTAAAGCAGAAGTAATTGTAACTTCTCTTAAGATATATTCATAACTAGCTTGTAGCGATGTTAAATCAATAATCATATTGAATGCTGATTCAAAATCATCATGATTAGGAATTGTAGCACCCCTAGGGACAAAGAAACTTGTACTATCAAACACATAGGGGAGATTTCTAGTTGGTACGATTTCAGCCGCCCCATTTGCGTTTTCTGGATTGTTATATATGAGCTCAGAAAATACCGAAATTTCGTTTGTTTTTAAATCGCTTCGTTTTAGAATAGGTTTCGTTTTTTTAATAGGTACATTAGGAGCAATAATATTAAAATCGTCATAGTCAAACTCTGATACGAGTCTACCTTTGCTGGTGAGATTGGTTATTGCTGCACTTTTAATTTCTGATAAGGATGGAGTATCTTTTCCTCCAGTAGCAGGTTCAGTATTTACTGTGGTCAGTTTTACCCGTTGGACTCTATTATTATCATTTTCATAGAATAGACTATCTGATGAAGTAATTGAAGCAGGAATTACATTTCCTTTTTCGCCTTTAGTTAATGATACAATTATTGCAATTGTTGAAGCTCTAGTTGGTTGTTCACCAATAATTCCATTTCCAAAGAGTATTTCGGATTCACCATCAAAGTTTGTGCTTATGAATGATTTATCTCCTTGGTTTAAAGTATATAGCCCAGAAATTGCTTCAGTCCATAGGTATTCAGTTTTTTGATCTTCCGTTAATTTAGATTCTATGTCTGTAACAGTTGATACATCTGTCATGTCTATTTCTGGAGGAATTACATAAATAGTTAACTCACTAACTTGACCATCAAGATTAGTTAAGCGTTTTGTAAAGAATTGATAAAATTCCAAATCGTCAGGAATTGTAAATGATCTATATTCTTTAACTATTTGACTAAATGGTAAAACGAATGATGCTGATGCAGTATCTACTCCGTCACCAATATTTATTTCTACTGGATATAAGAAACCAGTAGTTGCATTTCGTACAGATACAATTCGGTTATTTAATATTTCAGTTTGAACTCCATTAGCGATCATACTTGCTATTTGGGCACGAAGATCTTCTTCTGTCCCAGATACTAAAGTTCCATTTAAAACAAAGCTGGTGTCTAATGTGAATGCTACATCTCCAGCTCGTACTTGAAAATCAGTTGGGAAAACTAAGTTTACGTGGGGATCATTAAATTGCAAAGGTAGTGTAAATAATACATTGATATTTGAAGGAGTGGCTTGGGGTATGGTATATCCTATCCATTTCGATAAGTTATATACTGACTCTTGTATTTGAGCTTGAGTTAAAAAGAATTCTCTATATAACGTAGAACTATAAAACATTTGATTGGCGGACAGAATGGATAGTATATTTATAATGTATGACATAAAACTAGTATTAGTCAGGTCAACATTAGATAGTTCTAAATAGTTTTTAGCCTCCTCTACAAGCTGATTCCTTATCTCTTCTCTAGAACTGAAGATCTTTATATCGTTATCTTTAAATAGGGCCATTTTAAATATTTGTTCTCAGATTAGTTTTATGATTAATAACCATATTCTAGCTTTATCTTAGGGGAAGATTTTCCATTAAATATTATAGAATAATCCATTCTTCTTTGTTTATTAGTATTAATATCTTTTGCGATATATGAACAATTAGTCATGAGTTAAAATAGAATCCAATTCGTTCATTATAATAGTCTTTAACCTTAGATGTTTGATTTTTATCTAACAATCTATATATTAATGTTGCAGTGTCAATATCATATATTTGTTTTTCATAATCGACAAATGAAAAAATTGCTCTAAGTTGTTTTTCTAATTTTGTTAGTGTAAATTCACTAACTTGTAAACTTAATTTCCAGAAAGAGAAAAATGAATTAGTTGCCTTCTCAAAATTTACCACTCTATATAAAGGACTATCAATTGAAGGAGCATCGCTCTCGTTTAATTTTGGTTCTACAAATTGAATGAAATCAGTAGCAGTAGGCTGAATGTTATATAGAGTAGGAAAGTTAAGACTTGATGATTGATTGAATTTACCAAATCCTCGTTCATCTGCTTCAAATACTGGCTGAATCTGTTCTGTGTTATAGATAGGTAGTAGTGTAATCTTCTCCCAACAATATCCAGATAATTCTCCCAATACTTCATATGCTCCTGAATCTAACACTTCGAGATCTGCCGTGCTGCTAGGGAGATCCAAGTGATAATAGTTACAAATATAGGAAACACCATGAGCTGCATAATACCTGTATACGAGATTTAAATAATCAGCGGGATAGTGTTGAAGCCTTAACCAATTTTGCATTATGCTTCTCCGTGTAAGTCTGTAAATAAGTCTGTATACGATTCTATAAAGTCAAGAGATGTAGAGGCAGTCTCTTCTCCTGTTTGGATAGTTATAGATAATCGAAATCCTTTCCTATTAGAAAAGAATCCAGTATCAACATCAGTTATTTCAAGTCTATCATCCCATTCTCTAATCCTGTCTACTACTTCTGCTATAATTTCATCTTCAGTATCATTATCGGCCAGATCAAATATCTTCTTATATAAATTTGATCCATATAACGGATTAAATGGATATGTCCCAATAGGTGTCATTAATAAATTTCTGATAGAGTTTATTAAAACGTTGATACCGGATAGCCTTTTAAAATCTCCCTCGGGTGAAATAATAGAGGAGAAGTCTACATAAATATTATCTGCTCCTTCTAAACTTCTAGAAAATGTTCTGGATGTATTATTAGCTATTTCCAGAGAAGTTGTAGTTGTAGTATCTACAGGAGCTAAAACTTTCTTATATTCAATCATTTAAATTTGTTCTCTACTTAATATCTTTAAGTTGATCTTCTTTCATTTTGGACACTTCTTCGTCAAATTTAACTTTCCACTTGATGTAACTATGAAGACGATCAATCGGCATTTTAATAATAGAGGTATATTGTTGTTTACCGAGTTCCATTGCTAGGAATATATTTTCCTGTATTGACTTCTGGTACTCGATCAGTGATTCTTCATTCGTGCAGTGAACGAAAAAATTGGTTGAATAAGTCTATGGGTGTATCGTCCGAGACTCCGCAACTTGGACAGGTGGTTTGTATTTCTAATTTCATAGCATACTTACCAAAGTTTTCTACATACTCACGACTTATTGCTTTTCTATCTTGACTCGACAATGTATTATATGCTCTGAATATATTGTCTCGTCCTGTAATATCTTGACGTACTCCATTATTTTCCATAACGAATTTATCAATGACTAACATTTCTGTTCCCAATTCTAAATTCTTATCGCTCTGAAAAAGCATATCTTCTAACATTGCTTTTTCATCTGCAATAACTGGTTGCTTTATAACGGCAGTAACATTGCTTATGATAGGCAGTGGAATATCAATACGTTTATTGATTATTTCTCCAGGACTACCATTAAATGCTTCCATCTGAAATATCTTTCCAATTTCAAATGTAATAGGATTGGATTTTCTACACTGTAAACATGTTACATCATAATTCCTCACATCTTTATATGAGATATGGTACAATGCATACATAAGGACATCTCTATCCTTAATAGTTATATTTTTTAGAAAGTCATCATATGTTACAATATTTTCAGGTTTGCTTACAATTGATTGCCAGAGTGCTTTATTCAAATGTTCCGGAACTTTTCTAGGGGTTATTAAACTACCTTTAAGATTTTCTTCCACTTCAACAGTCATTGTTTTAACTGTTATGGAATATAAACTTTGAGGAGTTATTAACTCATATTCTGGTAACTTAACATCAGTAAAGCCAGCAAAGTATCCTGTTGGGGACATTGTAGCAGTTGATACTTGAGGTGTTACCACTGGTGGTGGCATTTGGGGTGGTGGCATTTGGGGTGGGGGTGGGGGTGTGTCAGGCGTTAATTGTTGCGGTAACGGTGCAACATTAGCCATTGGTGATTCTTCTACAGATGGGTTGTCCATGACAAGCTCCTTCGATTAAAATTAGTTTGTAGATAGTTATTGATTTGATTTAATTAATCGTAGAAATAAATTTCCTAGTATATAACGAAAAAAAAACAGGAATCAACATAATACATATACTATGTTGATTCCTGTGAACTTATGATTTAGCTGCTATTATTCTTATTATGCAGGTGATGTTGCAGTGCCAATTCCACCGGAATCGGTATGACTACCTTCTTCAGTATTATTAGCTGTTGAAGTACCTACCTTATATCCGCCATGTGCCTTGATACCTTCCCCGTGGTAGAGATTTGCCATGAACTGACATTCTTTTCTTACCCAACTCTCCATGAAAGGCATATCGAAGCTGAACTCCATATCAACTTCTAGCTTATCTGATGAGGCTATGTCGCCAGCATACAGTTCTTGGGGATCTTTTGTTGGGTAAACACCTGTATAACATGCAGCATATTCTACTGTTACACCATCTGGTTTTGTTGTCCAGTATAATAGTGTTCCAGAATATGCCGATTTAGTATATTCTATAGATGTCTGGCTTTTAGCACTTCCAGTTAACAAACTGGTACCATTTCTGTATTCTCTGATCATTCTAAACCAGTTGTTGAATACATGAAGGATAGGTAATCTACTATATTCCAGGAATCTCATTGAAAGAGTATTCCCATAATCAATATTTGTAGGAACGGACCATTTCGTTCCGCCAAGACCAGTGAATTCAGCTCTGTTTAGTGTTCCCCCGACTGGAGTAACAGACAAACATGATGCAGCTAATAATCTAGCTATTTCATCGTTTCCAGGAGGACCTTCTTGAAAACCGAGATCTGCCGGGTCATTAACAGCTAGGTGGGCTGAAAGGTTTGGCGGAAGATGTTTGAAATGAATGAAGTGATAGCCACTGATATATGGATCAGCGACCCCCTTACTAGTCCCGCCAAAATATCTATCATGGCGGTTCTCTTGGGTTTTTACGAAACTATTATGCATCCTATTACTCCGCGAATTTTATTAATTTGTTCCATCTTATTGTTTTATTTTATGAATAGATTTAAGTTAATTCTTTCAATTGCTTTCGTTGGCTGTAATATTACATTAACGTGCATTTGTTTAGTTTTAATTTCATATTCGTTTGCTCCGACCTCAACACTGTAATCAACCAATCCTCTTGCAGATTTGATTGATGATAAGAACGGTGTTATTGCCGCAGCCATTCTTGAATGTTCTTCAGGTGTATTTAATTCAAAGATATGGAACTTGAGAAATTGTTCCAAGTTCCTTTGAATATACAGAATTGTTCTGTGTACACTTAAGTCTTGAAGAGCAGAAGGTTTTCTTTGTGTAGTTAAATTAGAGAATACTGCATAACCGATTGAGAATTTAACAATTGGATTAACTTGTTTGAGATATAATCTGTCTCTATCAGCTATCCTGGGATTGAATCTCAATTCCATAATGTTATCAACGGTTCCTCTATTGAATCCAGCATTTGGATACCAAATACCAAACAATCTATCATTCTGAGGAATCATTGAAGCCATGTGATAAACAGGACTTACCCATAATTCTTTACCAGTATGGTTATCAAATATTTTACTGTAACATTCAAATATTGATGCGTAAGCAGTATTGTATGTATGACTAGCATCTCTAGCTGAAAGGGCTGCATCTACTGATACATTATCACCATTATCAAGGATAGCTACACCATCTAATCTTAAGCTACTTGTTAATGTAACAGCAGCATTCTTGACTGATGTTGGATAACCAGCATCATATACGATTGGTATGTATGTATCATCTAGGTCTAATACAGTTTCATCCAATAGTCCACTTTCGGGATTTTCAATCAATCCTGTATATGCATCAATTAGAAGTGAAGTTGCATTTGTAATTTCGGTTGACCCCATTGTTCTCTTACCGGTATCGGAATCAACCGCAATGATATTGCCTTCTGAACCGTTGAATAAGTGAACAGGTGTTACTGAATCACCAACTACAATTTCGATAGATGATTTTTGCCATTCATTAATAGATGTTTCATTGGCTTTAACTCTAATCCATTTGGAGTATCTATTTACAACATCCACAATGAATATGGAATCACCAGAATCATCTATAGCAGTTGATTCAAATGAAATCTCATATGTTTCTATAATTACATCATCTCCATCAGCTTGAGTTTTCCAAATATCAAGAATGTAGATTCCAGTTAATTGTGTATTTGCATGTTTAGTAATTGTAATGGCAAAATCATCATAAGCATCTCCTCTACCAATTGGGTAGAAAGCTACTAATGGAGTAATAGTCCCAGTTGTCTGTGCTACTTCAGTATCTATTTCCCCATGTGTATTAAGGGTAGTTTCGTGAGTTACTGATATTGCCCCTGTTGAATCTGTATTATAGTTTACAAATAAATTAGAATACGTTGCATCAGTAGGTAGAACGCGCATTGCCCAAAATCCAGGAGCAACAGAAATGTGGTTATACGCCACATATGGGCCTTGCCCGAATGACTTCCCAAAGTCATTGATATTTGGTCTTCCATATAGATCTACAAACTGTTGAAGACTTGCAACAAAAACTGCTTTGTTATCTGGACCTGTTCTCGATAGAAATGGCAGGAATGCATGAGTTCCTGGAGTTTCTACAAGAAAGGAAGATAAATCTATTATTTTAGTGAACACACCTGGGCTTACATTGTTTGCCATAATAACTAATCCTTAGTTTAAAATCTATTATACTTAAATTGTACTTTTATTTTTGTTCTGGAGAATGGTATAGGATAATTCATTTATATATATTGATGCACGCATCAGGAACGAAACTCGTTCCATATTGCTATAACAACGGTATAGGAATCAGAAATAGGAGGACAGTCCAATGTGATTCAGATACATTGAATTGTGAGTATAAACGTTATACTCACAATTAGTACAAGACGAGTCAGTCGTTTGGATATGTGGCCAATTGAACTAACCCTTCAGTTGGTTGCATGTTTCTTTTGGCTATAGTTTGTCTATACATATTAACTTGTGATTCAAAGAAACTATTCAAACTTTAACAACTAACAGAGGGAATTAAAAATGCCAGATGTCATTGATGTTGCTACGAGTATTGCAGAAGCAGTGAGTCAATTGGAATCCACATTGAAAACAAAGTTCACTATTGAATCAGTGGACGCGTTTTTGAGTCACAAAGACGTAATGGACTGGGGGATTGATTTTCTTCAGAATCAAGTCGATGTGGCGATGAATGATCGTCATGCGGAAAAACACGATGTTACATGTGTAACACTCCGTATTCCGGGATAAAAGAGGGGGTTACCCCTTTTTTATCCAATCCATTTTTCCACTTTCATAAAGTTGCTCTTCAAATCCATCTTTAAGTTTGGTATGAACTTTTAATTTTTGAGATTTTGATAACTTGTTGATCAGTTGTTTATATTTCTTAAAACAATGATCAGCCATCCATTTTGCAGCTATGGGTACAGTTTTTGGATTTTTTTCTAAATCTTTAAATTTTGACTCTGCTAAATCGTAAACATCTGTTCGACCACTAATTGATACATCATATATATCCTGAGCTATTTTTCTTCTGGTGATATCTTACGATTCCAATCTTTTCTTTTCTTGTTAAATAATTCTCGTAATACATATGAATATATAGACATTTTATTATCTTTGATTATTTCTTCTTATTCTTTTCAACCTCTTTCACGAAGTCAGGTTTGGGTTCATTCTCCTTGCCATCACCATCTTTGTCTTTGTTCTTCCATTCCTTCTTAAAAGCTTCTGGGACTTCCTTTTTGGCAGTCTTATTGGATTTCTTGTTGATACTTGATCCAGATAGTTCTCGTAATACATATGAATATTTAGTCATTTCTTTATTTCTCTCTTTTTTTAAAAGAATACATTCCAGACGAAAACAATCTGACGTTCTGGAAACTTTCTTAATGTGCTGAATGTCACTCTAGCAAACATTCTAATAGTTGCTAAATGTGCGGCTGCACTTCCACCTGTGAAGTCCGCTTGAAGTTTACTGTCACTTACATATAAGCCAGCTTCATTGAGGTCATAGAAATCTGAAACAGTTGTTCCGCCTGCTGGACCATTACCGTCATCTGCTCCTAATGTAACAGTTATAGAAGCTTTAAGTAATTCATTATTGTTATCAGAATCAATAACAAATTCCACACTATCAAATGGATGATATTTTCCATCATCAATACAATCAGTTGAGACTTTGTTATTTATAGTTGACTGTTGTGTTAAATCTGCATCACTCAATGATGGAGCTAATGGGACCATTAAGTTTGACGATGCTCCACCTGATCCACAACCAAACCAAGATATAAATGCATTCTTTATATTTGACACAGATTCGGGAATAGTGATTTCATTTAATGCCCTTTGCATTAACCAATTACGTCCTTGGTATACTACTAAATTACTTTTGTCGTGTAACTTTAAATTACCATCGGGGAACTTTTCGTATATTTCTACTTGTCCTCTAACCGTAGAGGTTACTTCGTCCTTTACATGTTTGTGAAGATTTTCTTTAATGTTTATTATATTGACCATTCTCTAATTTCCTACTAGTGATATAGTAAATTTGTTCTAGTTGTCGTTTTCTAAATTATCAAGTCTAAGCTAGATCCGTTATAAAAGTACAATGCTGATACTTCAGCAGATCCAGGTGTCTTAGTTAAATCAGTATCTACTCTAAAAATGTCATCTGTGGTTAAGGTTCCATTGTATGCTACAACCCAAGTAGTACCGGTTGCTTGTGCTACATATATCTTATGATCAAATGATGACACTATTCTATCACCTTCTATTATTGTATATGTTGTTCCTTCGTCATCAGCTAATGTAACTAAATCATTTTTAGCTGATAGGTCATCCCCTGTAAGAGCTTTACATGGGTATAGCCTATGTGGTCCAGTTGCTATCTGTATAGATGGAATTGGGTCATCATTGAACAATGTCATTGATACAGTTACCTCGTCTCTTACATGGTTCTGATCATGGCTATACGGGTATACATCATAGTTCTCTCTATGTACTCCTCTAATCGTGTCATGATAAGTTTCAGATATTGTTTGGCTAAGTGTATCCTTTAAATTAATAGAATCAGTTAATGCATTAGATATCTGATATATCAACTCAAATGCTAAAAATCTAGCACGCTTAGGCTTCCAGAAATCAACAACAGGAATGAACTTAGTATCAATATTAGGAATACCTAATAATAATTGTTTTAGATCAATAGGAGTTTTGCCAATTAATCCAGCAGAAAACGCATCTAATTCAATGAACAGTATCTCTTCTATATCGACAGATGAAAATAAGTCAGTACCAATTCGTGCATCAATATCTGCTTTAAATTCAGGATTCAAAGCTGTCAGTAATGCTTCAGGGTTTATTTTATTCTGTAAGAAGTTTAATGATTGATTTCTATGATAGGTAGATAACAACGTATCTAATTTTGCTTTAGCGTCATCATAATCAGTAGGTCTTTCAATTGTTGTTTTGTATGCTGCAATTGTTTCTGTAATCTCTTCTTCTAAATCTACGACTTGTGTAAATGGTAGATTGTAGTTAGGAATATCATCATCTGTTGCATATAAATACTTAGCAAAATCGGGTAGATTTGGAGATCTATTTAACAGAGGATATAATACCTTTTCATCATAATTGATTACTGAATCATCAAAATTTAAAAACGAATCATTTAAATCACTTGAGACATCAACTTCAGAATCATAAACTTCATGACATGCCGGATATAATTTAAATGATGTTTCTGATTGTGGCTGTTTGGCAATGAATGGAATTTCACTAAGGTCCCAAGATGTTCCATTGTATTTGTATATTTCTGGAGTACCACTAGCACCAATTAACACGGTATTCAGTGTATTCAATTCCGCAGTTACAGGAAGATCAGGTATAGTCTTAACTTTAGGGAGATTTATTGCTTTGTTAGATGCCGTTATATCAAATGGATCAGGATCACCAATGGCATTAACTCTTGCAATAGTCCAGAAGAGAAGTTTTTCATATGAATTTGGTTGTTCAAATGTAAAAGGATTTAATAGATCAGTTTCGGGATCAACAAAAAACTCTGTAATAACATAATCTCTAAGTTTATCATATTTTAAGAAATCATTGTATTTCCAATGAATATAAAGAATAGATAAAAATAACGAAAGTAATGACACTTTATATCTGAATGCATCAATTAAAATATCTTTAGGTGGAGGAGTTCCTGCAATATGATTATCGTATTGATCCTTAACTAACCTACTAATGATTAGATATGATTCATTGATAGTTCCGATGTCAGCAATAGAAGCTAGACTGAAATATGGAGTACCTGAAGGTAACCCTAACAGTCCTCTATCAGGATCATTATCTAATTCTAATATTTTTGCTTTATTATAAAACCAATGAGGATCAGCTAATAATTCAAAGTCTTCATAATCTAAAAGTCGTGTTTCAGGAAATACACTTTCAAATTCAGTCTCAGTCGTATTTACTTTCCGACCTTCGAATGTGAATTTATCATCAGTATGATCTCTTACTAACCACCATTCATACACCTTTACATTAAAGAATCCGAAGAATTTTAATGCATCTAACATAGTTTGAGGTGAGCCTTTTGTTTTATATAGCTCTGTTAAGTTTAATAAAAACTGAGCTCTAGAATCTTTTTGTGTTATTAGATGAGAGTAATTAAAACCCATACTCTTTATTGCTTCTTCTAATAATGGTGCTTCTAATGTATTAGGGTCAGATGTATTTTTTTGAAGAGTCGAGAAGGTTTTATTTGCGGAATACCAGTCTATAAGTAATCTTCTTATTTTATTATAATCAGTTGAATTAAAAGCAGGAACATCTATTGCTACTTTGAAATATTCTAAAGTTTGCAGCTTAGTATCAATTGCAATTTGCAGGGTCGTTTCTTCTATATCTTTTGTTTCAGTTGTAAGAATTATGTCCTGTAGATCGGATTGACTTGAACCTATAATGTTTTTATTGTCATCATAGAATTTAATTAGAGTGAAAACGTCGTTGTGACTATGCATGTTTAATTAGGATTGTATGCCCATAATAAATAGATTCTATCGGTTAGAGATACTTTACTCTCTAGTCCTAATCCGCTCCAGTTTACTTCTGCTGATGCAGTAGAATCATCGTTGGTTATAAATTTATAATCAGTATCTAATACTTGCTTATGTGAATCATGCGCCATAAATATGAATGATGCATTTATAGGATCTTTTCCTGGAGGAAATACAACTTTTTTATCAGTTATAGAAGTTTGATCTAATTCTATAATCTGCCAAAAATCTTGACTTTCTAATAAAGATCCTAAATCTGTAAAAGGTAACGAAGGATTGAATTTCTTTCGTCTAAAGAAATGATTTACTAACCACTGTTCAAATAACCAAGTTATAAGTCTATCTTCGGTGGAGAGAGAAGTTCCTGTTTCATATAATGTTGTATCATTATTTAATTCGTAATTCAGAAATATATAAATTAGCTTTGATAGATCACTAGGAAGGTCATTATACACTATGCTATTTAATACTATAGTATTTCCTACTTTGAAATCATATAATAATGACAACATATCATTCTCACCAAATGTGATATTGAAGATGTTTTTGCTATCCAGTACATTAGTATCAAGTAGAAGAGCATTATCTTGAGCTTGTACAAGAGTAATAGTAGTATCAGGAATAATTTCTACACTCATACCAAATGTGGTGGTATCTCCAGCTACCACTCCTACTTCTAATGCAGTTGTAGAATCAGAATGATATATATCTAATCGGCCAGCATATATACTAATTCTATTACTAACCTGTTTATCTGTTATTTTTTCTTTTGATACTTTTCTATAGTATATACCGTACTTATCGGAATTGTAGGTATAATTAAACAATAAGTCTAATACTGAACCATCTAGCTTCCAATCGGTTTCAGAAACTTTAACTGGTTTTTTCATATAGTCTACTTCCACTGAACTGTTTTCTATAACATTAGTGGCCCAATAATTAATTTCAGGGACAAAAATGAAAGGTTCAACAATTACAGGAGAGACATTGAAAACTGGAGGCGATGTATCCAGATATGGGGTATCAACAATAGATTGTGCCATTTAGTAGTCTTTATATAACTTTAGTATTTTTTTCTTTTTCTTTTTCTTAGATGAATCTATTAAATTACCATTATTGGTAGGTAAAGATTCGTACCCAGATATAGTTGCAGATGTGTTATCTTGCAGTATTTGTTTAACTTGTATAAATTTATCATTCATGAAACTTTTTCCGTGGATGGCATTTCCTCTTATTATTTGTTCTTGTCGTATTAATCGTATCTTGGTTTAATAAACTCATTCTATATATATTAAATTATGAGAGGAAAACTTTGTTATGTATTAATAATGTTTTCCATTAAACCGAGAACCGGAAGAATAAAACCCTTCCATCTTTTTTAACAAGGAGAACCGCCTAAAGTGCCAAACGCTTCCGGAACTGCTCCCACGCAGAAGTCAACAACAAAGAGTTATAAAAGAGCGGCATCAGAGATCTCTCCGATTCAAGCCGGTATGTGGATAGGTTCAAACCTAGACCATGCCTGCAGCGGAACGGCGCAATACAAATCCAGCACCGCATCGAGGGAAGAATCACTTAGGTATGAGTTCTTCCTTTCAAAGAGTCGAAACTCGGTCGCGGCGGCCATCCACATGGCTATGTATAACCTTAAAACCCAAGAGACCGAGATCCGTTGTTTTGGTCACATGAGTTTAGGGGACTATCATGACCCTGTGAAACAAGAAACGAAGATGTCAATGTCGTTCCTATCCTGTGTACCAAGAGATCACTTCAATGGAAATCCGACACCTCTCGGTGTATTCCGACCCATGAATTGGTTGGCTAGGCACATCGCCTGGGCATTCATGGACATGAAACATACCTCGTTTGGGTTGCAAGTTGACACCGATCACTGTCGGATTTTTCCTGCCACTCCATCATATTTCGTAGCTACACAACACCTCCACCAACATAGCACTCTCTTGGCTGCAAAGTCATGTGTTGAGTGTGCGGAAGCTATGACGGAAGCTGACAAATTCATGTTGGTGAAAAAACCCAAAGCGGAAAACAAGCTGGTGATTGTTTCCGCTCGCCAGCAGCGGGCGTTACTCGAGAAGTCTATTAAAGGAGCGGGAGCTCCAGTCTATCCGGAAGTAACAGTATAACGTAAAAAAAATAGAGTGGCAGGGGGTAATACCTTTGTCACTTTGTTTTTTTTAGGAGGGTAAATAAATATGTCTGACCTAAATAGAAAAGCATTATTCACAAGAGAGCTCCCTAAATTACAAAGAGAGAAGGATGTTATATTATCCACAGCATTACGAGATAATATATTTTTACCGTTTGCATTAGAATGTTTAAATTATGATATAAAGTTTGTAGATAGTCTTCCATTTCCACAGGATGTTCCTGCATGTACTGATTATGAAACAATATGGATATGTCCCACATCTGCTTTTTTCACCGTGGTAGGGAAAAGGATAACGAGAAGTCAATTATTGAGTACTCTTTTTATGCACGAAGTATTACATATAATGCTTCAACATAATAGAAGAAGAGGCCATAGAGATCCAGAGTTATGGAATATAGCATGTGACTATGTTATTAATTTAATACTAAAACATTTGGAAGAAGAATCCCATAATCAAACATCGTCTAAGGCAGACAACTTGGTCAACTTGGGCATATCTGAAATTCCTGATGGGTATATTTTATTAAATAGTATGTTTGAGAATATGCTAGAGGAAGAAGTCTATTCTCAATTAGCTTCTAAATCTTACAAAAAGAAAAAGTACTATATGTCGTATGCCGACTTTAAAAATTCAGTAGATGGAGAAGGAGAAACTCCTTCCATTTCTAAAAGTCCTGAGGATATAGATGGCCAAGTAGTTGAGATAACTGAAACAACAATTGATCTTCCTGGTCTTGGTGGACACACTAGAACGGATATTAACTTTCCACCATTAGAACAGATTATTGGTAAAGATAAAGCTGGAGAAAAAGAAGGCAGAACAGCCATAGCTAGAGGAAAATTAGGGGAGACTCTATCCAAAGGTATAGGGTCGACATCATTTCAAGCATTTTTAAGACGACTACTTAAAATCAAAATAGATTGGGCCAGAATACTTAAAGATTCTATTTTGACTGCATTACAGGTAAGCCAAGATCAAATTTGGCATATGCCTAGAACGGTGTGGCTTGCAAATCCATATATGCCATACTTGCCGAATTTTGACGAGGATGAGATACCAGGATATGCTATATTTGTAAGTGATCAGTCTGGATCAATGTCAGATGAAGATGTAACTAAAGCATTATCAATAACAATAGAAGCTGATGAATATTATGATGGTGTTTTGTTAGCCACTCATGATTATGATAATGTCTGGCTTAAATTTTATGAAAAAGGTATAAGTGGAGAGAAAGATGAAATAAAAGATTTATTAAAAAGGCGTCATGCAGGCGGAACATCTCATAAATGGGTGTTTGAGAAAATAGCTGAATTTATGAAATCAAGACAAGATATACAGCCATCAGTTTTAGTAGGATGTACAGATTTATATTCAGATTTAGAAACAACTCAAAATATCATACCTAGTTCTATTCCTAGAGTATGGATTGTAAATAGTGATCACAATGTACACGGTTTATTGGGACGAGTAATAAGAATTAATCAGTAAGGAGAATTTATGCCACAACAACGAACGATAACTACAAATCAAAGTCTCACATTAAGCGAGTTAACTCCTCATATTGTCAGTAACGTACAACTGCAAATAAAAAGAAACAAAACAAAACAACAGTCTCCAACATTATGGATCTCTGGACCTCCGGGATTAGGGAAAAGTGAATGGATGGAACATATATGCAGAGAACAAGGCTGGGGTCTTGTTGTCGTATTTATAAGTCAGATGACAATTGATATGCTGTCGGGAATGCCGATGATTAAGGTGACTGATGATGGTGACACGGAGAAATTCGTTCCATGGTCAACACCTGAAATATTCAATTTCAAGCATAATCTACAAGTATCTCCAGCGTCTGACGACAGTCCTGTTGTTCTATTATTAGATGATGCCCACACTGCCCAAAAATCAATTCAGAATTACATGTTCCAATTGTTGGGTAGTAAAAAGATACACAGTCATAAATTACCTGAACGAGTAGCAATTGTACTTGCAGGAAATTCGTCTGATGATAAAGCAGGATTCCAGCAAACGTTAGCACCAATTGCTAATAGAATGAGATACATCTATGTTGATTACGATGTTGATAGTTGGGTGACTAATTTTGCAATACCCAATCAAGTAAGACCAGATATTATATCGTTCTTACAACATTCAGAGGAATGTTTCAGTAGTACTCCATTAGAAAGTAGTTCGTGGGCCAGTCCAAGAAGTTGGACCTATGCTTCAATGGAACTAGACATGCTAGAAACTATAATAGAGGGCGGGGATTTGTCAGCTAATATGGTTGATACTGTAATGAAAGGATGTGTTGGGCCAGAATATGCAGGGAAGTTTGTAGAATACAGACAACTCTTGGCTAAATGGGTATCTTTTGAAATCCTAAATGGAACTAGAAAAGTAGTTTTAACAGAAAACGATAGAACTTCCCCGAAGGATTGGGTCATATCATCTATGAACCAAGTAGATTGTTATGCATTAATGAGTGCGACAATCGGTGAGTTACTTAAACATCTTAGAAATAATAATTTTAAAGAAGATAAAACAGTATCACCAATGATAGATATTGTCAAAGATGATATTATTAAACCATTGGCAATAAAATTCAGAGCAATCATTCCATTAGGATTAAAATTGCTTATAGGAGAGGAACAGTCAGGAAACAAACAGAAGGTATCATCCCCGGTCACTAGACGCCTTTTGGCGGATAGTGAAGTTGTTGCCCTTATTAAAGACATTATAGTTATAGTATAGGAGATAAAATGATAGGAGTCTTAAAAATTAATAGAAATGGAACTATAAGCAAAAGTGGATTCAAATATGTACGATTTAATCCAGGCTTTAGTTCTCTTTCCGCCAGAATGTGTGTTGTACATAAAGGCATAGAATATAGTTATGATCCGGATATTGTCAAGATAGACGTTCCCAGATCTAGAAGAAATGCATCAGCCCAATCATCTAAATTGTATTTTCAGTACGATGAGAATGATATTACTGCTGAAGCAATGGCATCAATAGTTTTAGGAGATTGTAGAATCCTAAACGAAACGAGATTATCAGGTACATGTTATGGTGCTTATGGAAAGCGAACTATTATAGTTGATACCAATTACAAATTGGCACCTATAATGTTTAGAACTTCTACCGGTAACCAAGCTCAACAATCTGATACTTTTATATTCTCTAATACTGATTATATTGAATTTGAAGTTAGTTGGCAAGAAGATCAAAATTCTAGAACTATTCATACATCATTGCCAGCAGGGTCATATGATGATGAGGAATTATGGAATAAGTTATATGAGACCCAATCGTTCACTAGAGAATTTCTAACACGTCAAGAACTCAGACGGCCATCTAATCTGAAGGTCGCTATTGAAAATAATGATTTCATGAATAGATGTCATTTGAATAGATTCTCTAGAAAATATGGTCAAGACTTTCTAGCAAGTGCCAATGTTGAATTGTCACAGTTTAGAAATATGGATGTTGTTGAGTTAACTAACTTAAATGAAGTCCAAATAACTGACCCTGAAGATATGAATAATTATAAAGTATTCGAAATACTTTCTAATTCTATTCGAGTTAAAGGAACAGGTTTAACAGAAGAATCATTAGCATATTTAGAAGATGATGAAAGGGTATTCTATTACCTTGCTATAGATAATTCAAATAGACACAGAATTAGAACTGGAGAGAAAACGATATTACGAATCTCTACAAGATCTAATTTTGTACCATTAGCTCAAGTTGAAACAACTGCAGATTCAATAGATCAACTTCCTGAAATATTATTTATAAAATTCAATAAAAAGGCAGCTAGTGAATTTATAGCTAACAATGCAATTAACAAGTTAGAACAACATATCTAATTAAAAATTAATTATTGTTAAGTCTACTAGGATTAATAGTTCTAGTAGACTTGAACATTGAGATATGATATGGCTAAGATAAAAAACGTTTATTATCAATAGGTGACGGGACTATATAATTAATAAATTATTATGCCCTGATGATGAACAACGTAGTTGTGACACGCGTATATTCATATAAGATAGAAACTATATCACTAAGGGTATATGATAATATCTACTTCTGCGAAATAAATCGAGGAACTATAGGTTCTTGCATAGTCTCAAATTTGCTAGCTAGTGTAGCTAAATCATGTTTAGTTGCTAGTTTAAGGCATGAGTAAACATGTTTATCAAATCCTTTAGATCCACTCGGATTTCTTTTTTTTGGTGGAATATTTATAAATTGCTGTGGGTACTTGTCTGAATACAAAAGATCCTTAGTGTTATTAAAAGTGTAAGCAAAGGTATAAGCGAAATTTGGGGAATCGGAATAAATTTTAACAGCCGTCCCTGAACTTACTCTAGTTATAGAATCAAACCAAATTACTATAGTGTATATCTTGGTTCTATCAGAAGATGGCAATTCGTAATATACCGTAGTTCCACCTGCTTCTTTTTTTACATATGTTATTGTTATTTCTTTACTAATACTTTTATAGAAGTCATTTAAAGCCTTAAATATATAACCATATCCTTGACTTGCTTGACCGGGAACTATATTCTTTAGAATGTTTTGAATGGTTGTCATAAATCAATCCTTTAATTATTTTTTTGTTCTCTAACCTGTAAATAAGTAAGAAAATTAATTCTATATATATCTATAATTGAAGCAATCGTTTATAACTAATTAACTTTGGTGAAATTATGCCAGTTACAACGTTTTGGGATTTGTCGCCGTGGGAAGAACTGCAGCCGCAGTTTGACTTCGATCAGAATACAGATATTAAACTTGAGTTCAATACTGAAGCTGAAGCTTTAGAATTTGCTAGATTTGTTAGAAATCTTACAGAAACTTTGGTGAAAAGCACACTGGATCCGGTTCCCTGTCAAATATGGGAGGCCACTAGATCGGCAATCACGACGGCGTATGCTCTTACGCTTTCCGACTCTAATAAACTTATGTGGAAAGCAAATCATAAATCTGCTGCTGATCCTGCTCCTGTATATATGGATCCTCCGGTTGAGGGGACGTATAAAGTAATCATCATTGATTCGTCCGGGAAAAGATGCATTCATACCGTATCGGATGATAGTATTTCTGGGGTGTTAAGTGAATGCGCTTCAGGTGAATGCGGAGACACCCAAGAAATTAAACCTTAATTTGGAAGAGCGGGTTAAATCCCGTTTTTTTATGAACGTAAAAGAAAATAATAAAATACCAATAATTATACTGCATTACAAAAAGAATCCGATTTCGTATTTACGAAGAATATTAGCTTGGTTTACTAGATGTAAAACTGAACATAGCCTTTCCTTGTATGTTGCATACGAGGAAATACCTGACAGTCTAAAGAATACATATAGTGATATAAAGTTTGTATCTTTCCCAAAATTGGATTACGATATATTAAATAGAGAACTAAAACTTATAGGTGAGTTTAATTATTATTTTATAACAAGTAGTTCTATATTACCAAAAGAGAATTGTCCATCAAACAGCATTGATTTTTTAATCAGTCTAGCAAGAAAATATCCGACCATGAAAAAGGTTGGATTGTCACTAGAGATAAACGATCTACCCGAAATTCAATCTAAACCTGACAGAATTATAGAGGAAGAACAACACTGGCAAAACTTAATGCCAGATAAAGATGCATATTATGCGGATATTAATGATTCGTTTGCTGTATATCAACGATATGTACAAGGTGATTGTGCTCTTAGGTCCAGACGCCCTTATGTGGCTCGAAATATGGAATGGTACAATAAGGACTGTAATGAAGGCGAAGAGGCATACATAATGGACAAACAAGATATTCTAACCTTATTAATAGGTCGGACTTATAGTTATAACTCTATTAAAGGTATTAAGACTGAGTTTTACTTTTCTATTCTTGGGGAATGTACGGGGTGGGGTGGAATTAGGGGAGAGTTGGCAGTTAAAGGAAGGAGATTACGAATACGGTGGAATGATTCAAAAGGAACTGTTACTGTATTAGATTTCTCAGTAGATTTTTTAAATTATACTGGAGTGTCAACTACTTCCGGAAAAATATTTGGGAAGCTTATTGGGAAGTTAGACACTCCTAAAACAAATACTATTATCCATAGACGGAAAGGATCATCTGGAGTTAATCACCCTGATATATCAACCGAAGTAGTATATATCAATCGTATAAAATCAATAGCTAAAGATATAATTCCAATATATGTTGTAGTTGCAGGATATAATATAGAAAAAAGAAAGGTAGATGCCTTTCTTGAAATGAACAGATCTGTATTTGTATCTATGCAAATTAACGTAATTGTAGTAACTAATACCCATTACAATTCTAATTATGATAATGTATCATACATCATGTATCCAATTGAACAGACTCAATTTTCAATAGGGAAGACTGTAAATTATGGAATAAGGGCAGTTCAGGATACGTCTGCTATAATAGTGAAAACTGATATTGACATCATGTTCACTTCTAATATTTTCAATTATTTACGAGATGAAGTATCGTTAGGTCATGCCAGAATATGCTTATGTTCTCATGTATCTAAACAGCAACCAAGTATGACATTAGAGAAGTGGGAAGGTCTAGATAAAGATAAAGGTGGTCTTGGTGCATGTTTTGCAATGCATCGTGGAGATTGGCATAAGGCATGTGGTTATAGTGAAGATATATTTGGATGGGGTCATGATGATACTGAGTTATGTAGAAGACTTGAAAAAACAGATAGTATAGATCTCCATAGTAATTCTGATTATATACTTTTGCATATAAATCACGCTAGACGTGCAACTCCAAAAGTTGGTTCATTTTTTCAAGACAGAGCGACTGGCAATTTACCATTAGCGAATAATTCCAAATGGACTAATCCTAATTGGGGAAGAGCTGGAAATTTACAAGTAATAGTAAAGGATTCAAAACTAATAACATTTTGTATGTGTCTAAAAAATAGATCAGAAACAGCTATTAGATCTATTGAAAGTTTAGTTAATGAAAGAACAATCCCTTATTGTAATTTTATTATATCAGAAGATTACAGTGATGACTTATTAGATCTTTCCAATTTCAAATATGCTAAACATATAGATCATTATGTAATTAATACCGGTGATAAATGGAATAGATCCAAAACATGTAACTATGGATTTAGACGAGCAACAACCACTTTTGTTAGTTCATGGGATGCTGATTTTATTTTTCCAGATAAATTTCTAAACACTTTTAGAGAAGACTTGTTGGGGTGGAATTTCACTCAAACATTTTATGGTATACGTGTCACGGAGACTGGACATTCATATAGGGGGGGTCATAAGTTTCATCCAGGTCAATTATATGGCGGAATGTATATTTATAAAACGAAACATATTCAGGGAGTAAATGGATATGATGAGGAATTTAAATTTTATGGTTTTGAGGAGTTAGATGCTAACGATCGGATATGCAGGAAGTATGGTATTGACGTGGAATATATTACAGAGCATGGATACATATATCATTTATCTCATGGTGATGAAAGTAGAGATGATATGGCACATTATGACATAAATAAACGAAGAATGATTAAAAATCAAAGAGGACGAGTAATGGAAGTTAATCCTAACGGATGGGGAGATTCTAAACTGGTAGAAAAGAAAGATTACACCCAAAAAACTATAGTGATAATGGGTAATGGGCCATCAATGAAAGAAATCAATTTTGATTTAATTGAGAATGTTGATACGTTTGGAATGAATGGTGCATATAGATGGTATTATGAAAACAAATGGTGGCCTAAGTATTTTGGTTGCTTTGATGAAACAGTAATACCTAATCACCAAGCTGAATTTGAGAAGATGATAAATGACTCAAATGTACCAATTAAACGCTTTTTTATGGCTTTGAATATTTCTGCTAATGATAGATTTCAATATGTCAATCTTCATTTGAGAAATAGTGACATTGCTGAATTTGGAGATACATTTGAAACGTTTGGTTATGGTGGAAACACTGGAGTTAACTGTTGTCAAGTAGCACTCATCTTGGGTTATACAAAAATAATTCTTGTTGGGGTTGACTGTAAGTACAAAGAAATAGTTGATGGTGCATCTGAAATTGGAGGGAAGTTAGTAATAACTAAACCGCCTGCAAAAAATGAAAACTATTGGCTTGATGATTACCAAAAAGTTGGGGATAAATATAACTATCCTAAACCAGAAATATTTCATAGACCAGCATGGAATGCATTTGCTGAATTCTCTAAGGAACATGGGGTGGAAGTAGTTAATTGTAGTCCTGGTAGTAGTTTAGATTGTTTTAGGATGTCTACATTAGAAGAAGAATTAATAACATGATATTGACATTTTGTATGTGTTTGAAAGATAGACTTCATATGATTCCCGATTCTATTAAATCTATCTCAACTCAAGATAACCTGAATGATTGTGCGTTTGTTATAACGGAAGCAGTTAGTGAAAATATAGTAAATCCGGATACTATAAAATTAGATAATTTAACACATTATGTTGTTGATCTTGATTGTGATTGGAGTAGAGGAAAACTTTTGAATTTTGGATTTAAACGAAGCGAATCCGATTTCGTTTTAGGTTGGGATTGTGATTTCAGATTTGATAGTCAATTTTTAGAAACATTAGTCCCAATGTTAGAATCAAGTCCATCAACTGTTTTTAAGATTGCATGTTATGAAACTAAAGACGGATCAAGAAATGGCATGACGTTCCCATATCAAGAATCTTATTATGAGTTCAAAAAAGGTGACCGTTATGGTAGTTGTTGGGTTTATCCTCGAAAACTAGTTGAATCAGTTTTAGGATTCGATGAAGAATTTGTAGGTTGGGGATCAGAAGAAAGAGATTTATTAAACCGAATAATGATATTTAATAAATCTACTCCTTTAGTTGAAATATGTAGTCATTTGGATGATAGAGAAGATTTAGAACCACATGAATTTGTTAATAACTATAGATTCATATCAAGTGAACATTCATGTGTAAGTCATGAAACTCACTCAGACGAATCAAGACATAAAATATATGTCGAGATGAAAGCAAATAAATATAAATCTGTATCCAATATACAAAACAATATAAGCACTCCCAATAAAGATTGGGGAAACCTAACACTAATACAAGCGTAAAATGGAAAAAATATATTCTAAAATTGAACCTGGGAATCTTCTTCATGTAGTTGGGAATATTGACGACATAAGTGAAGGTAGATGTGATGTTACTACTGAACAAGAAGCCTTACAGATGGCTATAATAAAAGGTAATACTGGAAAAAGATTTGAAGCACATAAACATTTAGAAGTAAAGAAAGAAAATAATATAACCCAAGAATCAATCATAGTTATAGCTGGAGTTCTTAAAGCTGTATTTTATGATTTAGATGATACAATACTACAAGAAGTAGAATTGTTGCCATCAGATTATTGTATGACATTTAGAGGTGGCCATTTCTTTGAAATGATTGAAGATGGAACTAAGGTCTTTGAATTTAAAAATGGACCATATCTAGGTCAATCAAACGATAAGGCGTGGATAAAATGAGAAGAACTGAATGCCTATCATGTAAATCTAAAACATTAATCCCTATAATTCAATTAGGAGTTCATCCATTTAGTGATACGTTTATAGGGGAAGAACGATTAGAAGAATCAGAACCAGTGTTGCCATTAGAATGTCATTTATGTCAAAAGTGTGGACATATCCAAACGGGTTATGAATCAGATGCTGTTAAACGATATAATGATTATGATTATTCGTATACATCATCTAATTCGGGAATAGCGAGAGCTCATTGGGAGGAATATGCATTAACGGTGACTGAAAAATTATCATTGAAACCAGAATCTATACTTGTAGAAATTGGATCTAATGATGGTTATTTATGTAATCAATTTAAATCTATTGGAATGAATGTATCTGGAGTAGATGCAGCAAAAGCAATGGTGGATATATCTAACGAAAATGACATTGATGTGATTCATGGGTGTTTTGATTTAAATATGGCAGATCATATGACTGCCGCCGATGTTGTACTAGCAAATAATGTATTCAATCATTCTAATGATCCTTTAGATTTTGCTAAAGGTGTTGCAAGCGTACTAGTAGAGAATGGAACATTTGTATGTGAACAACCATATTGGGCAACATCAGTTGAGACTCAACGTTTTGATCAAATCTATCATGAACATGTTAGTTATTTTACGATAACTGGTTTACAAAATCTACTCGGAAAAGCTGGATTATATATTTATGATGCGGAGATTGTTGATTATCATGGTGGATCATTAAGAATATATGCAGGAAAGAAGAAAGTACGTTCTCCTTATTCAGTTAGAGAGTTTAAAGCTCAAGAAGAGGCTATGGGTTTATTTGAACCTTCTACGTATGATTCTTTCATGCAAAGTATTCTTAGTAGAAGAAATAGTTTTTTACAGAAAATATATACCTTGAAAACTATGGGGCATAATATTGTAGCAGTTGGTGCAGCAGCAAAGGGGAATACATTTCTTAATTTTTATAATCTTGATAGTAGTGTTATAGATTATGTTACGGATTGTTCCGAATATAAACAAGGAAAATATACTCCATTAAGCAGAATACTAATTACCGGGGATGAAATACTAGAAAAGTATAAAGGGGTTTATGTATTGATATTGTCATGGAACCTATCAAGTAAACTTAAAGAAATTATATATAATATAAATCCCAAAGCCATAATTATGGATATGGATGGGATAACAGAATGATTAAACGGAATTCATGGAATGAAGTAAAAGAACCATTAGAAGTCCATGAAGATGATAGGGGAGTGATAGCTGATCTATTTTATAAGGATAAAATAGATCATGTTGCAATAATAAAATCAGTAAAAGGTGCATGGAGAGGTAGTCATTACCATAAACAAAGTACTCAAACTATTTTGGTTACAAAAGGCAGATTGGAATATTGGTATACAGATGCTAGAGATGATAATGATTCCATTAAATGTGAAATCATGGAGGTGGGAGATTTGATTACTTCTACTCCATATGAAATTCACGCTTTAAACATGTTAGAAGATAATGAATTTGTAGTTTTCTCTAAAGGTCCAAGAGGCGGAAGTGATTATGAATCTGATACATTTAGAATTACTCCTCATTTGATTGAACAAGGACAGAGTCAATGAATTTACATTTGGGATGCGGAGATAGATTTCTTCCAGGATATGTCCATGTAGATATAAATAATTCTGAACATATAGATTATTGTCATACAATAGAAACTCTACCTATGATTGAATCAGACAGTGTATCCATAATTTACTCATGTGGAGCATTAGTGTATTTTGATAGATTTCAAATACCAGGTGTTTTAACTGAGTGGAAAAGAGTATTAAAATCGGGCGGAACTCTTAGATTATCGGTTCCCGATTTCGAATCAATAGTTAGTGTATATTCAACAACCGGTGACTTAAATCACCAAGGTATATTAGGTCCTATATTTGGACGTTGGAAGATAATAGTTGATGGAGAAAATAAATATATCTATCAAAAAACAACTTATGATTTCAAGTCTATGAGTGAAACTTTATATGAATGTGGGTTTACACATGTTAGTCGATATAGATGGCAAGACGTTATGCCAGAAGATTACGATGATTATTCAATGGCATATATTCCACATATGGATTCCACTGGACGGTTGATAAGTCTGAATATTGAAGCAACAAAACCATGATACATCAAGTAGAACCATTAGTAATGTCATCTAGTGTTAAAAGAGTTTGTAGTCAGATGGAAACTGGTTTCGTAGGACCAGGAGAAACTGTTAGAAAGTTTGAAGAGAAAATATGTGAGATAACTAATAGTAAGTATTGCGTTTCTACTAATTCAGGAACATCAGCATTATTGTTAGGTATGAATGCCTGTGGATTCATAAAAGGGGAAACTATTTTGTTTCCTGCATATTCTTTCTTGGCAGCAGCAAATGTAGCTAAATTTTTAAATCTGGATATTGAATTGATAGATATAAAAGAAGATACACTATGCATGAATCCTGATTTAGTCATAGAGCGCATGGCTGCATGTTCAGGTATTATCTTTGTAAACCATAATGGGTATTGTGGTGAAGATAGAGATTTAATAAGTGATGCATGTGATGATAGCGAAGTTTTAATGATTGAAGATTCTTGTCAGGGAATAGGTATTAGAGATTGTGGTCAGAAAGGATTATTTGGCACATTCTCATTCTCAGTTCCTAAGCTAGTTACAACTGGTCAAGGTGGAGTATTATTTACCAACGACAAAAACATCTACGAGAGAAGTCTTCAATTAAGAGATCAAGGTGGCAACTGGAGAAAAACTAGGATACATGAACATGTAGGTTTAAATCTTAAGTTTAATGATATTCTTGCAGCATACGGCCTAGATCAATTAGAGAAGTTAGATGAATTACTAAGTATTCGAAACAGAATATGGAATAAATATAAACAATATTTAGATATAATTGATTATGGTTATGATTCATCCTGGGGAATTATAATTAGATCTGATGACCCTTTAACATTGATATCTAAATTAAAAGAATCAGGAATATCGGCAACTCAATATTACGTTCCGATATATCATAATAATTATTTCTATTCACATAAAGAATTCCCAGTTACAGAAAAAGTTTATAAAAGTATTGTATATTTGCCATCATCCTTGACTCTTACTGATGATGATATTGAATATATATGTGAAACTGTATTAAAAATAGAGAAGGAAAAATGAAAAAGAAAGCATTTATAACAGGAATAGCTGGCCAGGATGGTTCATATTTATCTGAACATTTATTAGATGAAGGATACGATGTACACGGAATAGTAAGGAGAAACTCAACTCCTGAACATCAGCACACCCGCATTGATCATCTTGACGGTAAGGTCAATATAACATATGGTGATTTACTAGATATTTCATCTATACAAAAAGCTATGATGGCAATAATGCCAGATGAAATATATAATCTGGCTGCACAAAGTCATGTGCGAATAAGTTTCGATCAACCTCAGTTTACATGCCAAGTTAATGCATTGGGTGTATTAAATATGTTAGAATGCTATAGACAGATATGCCCAGCCGCAAGATTCTATCAAGCTAGTTCATCTGAGATGTTTGGTAATTCAGTAGATGATGATAATTATCAAAGAGAATCCACCCCAATGACACCAGTTAGTCCATATGGATGTGCAAAGTTGTATGCATATAATATAGTTAGATCATATAGAAAAGCATATAAATTATTTGCATCAAATGGTATTCTGTTTAATCATGAGAGTCCTAGACGGGGAGCTAACTTTGTAACAAATAAAGTAGTTAAAGCTGCGGTTAGAATTAAGTTAGGACTACAAGATGTTTTAACATTAGGTAATCTTGATGCTTATAGAGATTGGGGTCATTCATATGATTATGTAAGAGCAATGAAAAAGATTCTTGAACTTGATAAACCTAATGATATTGTGATAGCCACAGGAATAACACATTCAATTAGGGAATTATGTGATCAAGTATTTAGTAAGCTAGGACTTGATTATACTCAATACATAGAACAAGATCCTAGATACATGAGACCAGATGAATTGAAGTATCTTAAAGGGGATTGTTCGAAAGCTAAGACTTTATTTGATTGGGACAAGAAATATACATTTGAAACTATGATGAATGAAATGACAACACATTGGCTTGAGGTATACAAAAAAGAAGTCAAATGAAAAAATTATGCATTTTACAAGTAACACCGACTACACCAAATCCGGAACATATAAAGTTATTTGCAAATAAAGATGAGTGTGATTTTTATTTTGTAACTCATGATTCTCCGCATCCTGATGCACTTAAGTTTTGTCCGAATACTACATGGGCGGAGACTAGAAATATATTAGTAGACATGGTTCCTAAAGATTATGAATATTATGGATTTGTAGATTATGATTATGGTATTGAAGCATTAGGTGATAAATCTATTTTGGATCAACTAATAGAAGATCTAACTGTTCTTGTGCCTGCAACACTTACAGTATACCCATGGAAGAATATTTCATCTAAATATTCAGGCGATCATGATTTTTTGAGAAGCTGTAATTATTCTTCTCATTTGTTTACCCATAATGGATTTAAGATGGTACATAATTCATTACTAGATTGGTTCTTTCCATACACATTAGAGTTTGATGGAGGATGGTCATCTTGTCATTTCTTCAATATTCTAGAAATTCCATTTTATAATGATGCCGTAGTAACACATAATATACTCTACAATAATGATATTAGTTCTAGTGAGTCTAATCATAATCAAGTTAGTGATCCTATGGGAAACATGGATAGAATGTGGCAATGGATACGTCCGGCTATTAAATTTGAAGCTATAGAGAAGCACCTCAATATGGCATATTCTCCATTTCCATTAAATACATTAAAGACTGATAATCGATCTTTACGAATTAAAGAATTTATGTTATCGGTATTAGATAGAATGAAAATAGTACCTATAGAACGAAATGGCCAAAAAACAAATCATTTAAATTATGATCTAATAACAGAATTTTTTGATTTATCTAAATTATAAGGAATATAAATAATGCCCGCATATCTAAATATTAATAAAGATGAAAACTTTTCAAATCTTGTATCTGGTAAACGTGTTGCGTATGTTGGACCGTCCCCACATATAATGGGGTCTGGTTTAGGATCCGTAATCGATTCTTATGATTTAGTTATAAGAGTCAATGAAACTATTCCTGATCCTGTAGATTATGGATCTCGAACTGATATTTTGGTTCATAACTTAAATAATTGTTATGGTCCAATTCTAGGAGAATTCTTAAAAGAAGAAGAAAACAGAAAAGGTATTAAATACATAGTTGTTGGGGAAAATTGTAAAATAAAAGAAGGAGAAACTAATTGGAGAATGCCAGATACTGAAGCAAATTATAAACAATATGTGTCACAGTATGATATCCCATTGTACATTATAGATCCTGTATTGAGGGGAAATATTGCCAATGAAATTAAGGGAAAGGCATATGTCGAGAATGGTGTTCATTCTAATTCTAGTTTTAATAATGGATACGCTGGTCTTCTAATGATATTGAATTATCCAGTACAAGAGATTTTTATTACTGGATTGAATTTTTATAACTATGGTAAGGCTTATGGATTTAGAATTGATAATAAGGAAGTAGATGAAATTACAGAAGAAGAAAACAAAGGTTTAAAATATCATAAGAACTATACTAAATATTTAGAAGCTGCTGATCATATAGATTATAGAGGTAAAAGAAACTTTCTTACTCTCCATGATCAATTAGCACAAGCTAGATATTTTAGAGATATAGTAGTTCCTAATCATACAGATACAATGAAACTTGATGATAATCTTCTAAATAATTTATTTACGGAAGAATTAAATGATCGTTTTAAATGGCATGATACATTAGAGGCATAAGAGAATAATATGAGTACAGATTTAGTAGAAGTATTAAAAAGTGATGGTCTAATTTCCGCTGATTGGGATACTGTGTTAAAATATCAAAATATATCTACCATAAATCTTGAGGAATTAAGAAAAGATTTGGGTATGGGGTCTTGGGCAGTCAGGGTAGCATATAATGAGTTGTTTGGTGGGGTAGTAATTCAACAGTTAAAGAATGAAGGTAACAGACGACATTATCATCCGGATGCTGATGAAAACTGGGTGATACTTGACGGCGAATGGGAATGGTGGATTGATGGTCAAGGATACCAGAAAGTCAATACCGGGGATATCATTATAGTACCAAACAACGTATGGCATCAGATTAAATGTATTTCTGATGTTGGTGCAAGATATGCAATTACTAGACCAGATGTAGATCATGTCTACGAGTAAAACAGTTGTAGTTGTTGGGGGAAGTAGAGGAATAGGTAAAGGCGTGGTTGATTATTTTTTAGATAAAAATGAAAATGTTTATTATTTATCTCGGACCGAAATCAAAAATAGTGAAGGTGTTCATATAAAAGCAGATATTTTATATTACACTGAAATAGTAGAAGCGTTCAATCGTATAAAACGATTAGATTCCAATATTGATATCTTAATAAACTGTGCGGGGGTCAATTATTGTAAACCGTTAGCTGAAATCGATATTCTTGAATGGGATGAAGTTCTAAAAGTTAATTTAGCATCTTATTTTGTTTCATGCCAAGAGGCTTTAAAGTCAATGAAACCGGGAGGGAAGATAGTTAATGTATCTTCAATAGCAGGAAGAAATAGAAGTATTGTTAGTGGTATACATTATACTTCATCTAAAGCTGGAATTATAGGATTCACTCGTCAGTTAGCATATGAATTTGGACATAAAGGAATAAATATAAATTGTGTTTGCCCAAGTCAAACCATGACAGAAATGTTGATGCAATCAATGACTACGGATGAACAAGTGCTATTAGCCAAGAATATCCCATTACGTAGATTAGCAACAGTACGGGAAATAGTAGACCCGATTGTTTTTTTATGTTCTAATGGGAGTTCTTATATTCATGGTGCATGTATAGATATAAATGGAGGTCAACTTTGAAACGAGGTAAATTGACTGCGGTTGTTGCAGTTAGAAAAGGCTCAGTGAGAATAAAAGATAAAAATCTTAAACTATTAGGAAATACTACTCTTTTAGAACGAAAATTAGAAGTTTTATGTGCCGTTAAACAACATGGATTTTTAGATGAGATCATTGTGAATAGTGATTGTGATAAGATGCTTAATCTTGGAAAAGATTATGAGTGTGAAACTTATAAACGAGAAGATTACTTTGCTAGTTCCGAATGTACTAATAGTGAATTTCATGGAAATATAGCACAGACTACAGATACTGATTTTATTTTTCTTGCCCCTGTGTGTTCTCCTCACGTATCAGTTACTAGTCATATCAATGCAATTAAACATTTTGATTCTAATGATTATGATAGTTTAACTTCAGTCGATTTAGTTAAAAATCATTTATGGTTAGATAAAAAACCAATAAACTATCAATTAGATAACGTTCCAAATAGTCAAGAGCTTCCAGATGTTATGAAATTGAACTATGCTATAACATTGGTTAAACGGACTGTAATGGAAACTTTGAAACGAGTAATCAGTGATAATCCAGACTTTTATATATTAGATGACATAGAATCTATTGATATTGATACTCCATTTGATTTCGCTATTGCTAAAGCAGTGATAGGGGATAATGATATATATGATTGGGAATCATTTTTTAAATACAATTTATAACTTAAACTAACATAATGAAAATACTATTTATACCAATAAAACAAGAATCCCAAAGAGTACCTAATAAGAATTTTAGGGACTTTGGGGGTAAAGAATTATGGAAGAGAACTGTTGAAAAGTTTTCTGATTATACGATTTTGATTGACACTGATAGTCAACAAATACTAGAAGAAGCAGAATCATATGGTCATGTTAGGGCTTATAGAAGAAGTCATAATCTAGAAGGCCATGAAATGTCTGTAAACAGTCTTATCAAATACTGTGTAAATAATTACTGTCATCCATCTGATATTCTTTGTCAGATTCATGTAACATCTCCGTTCTTGAAGCCTGATACTATACAGCGAGCATTTAACCTAATGGAAATGGACGATTGTGATTCTATATGTGGTGGAGAATATAAGAAGTCTAGATTTTGGATGCAGTCATTTGGAAATATACCCGTTCCCGTTAATCATAATCCTTTAAAGTTATTACAGACCCAAGACCTACCAATAATGATTGAGGAAAATTCTTCATTTTATATGTTTAGAGTCTCATCATTTAAAGAAACAGGGAATAGAATATCTAGTCATCATTCATTTATTGATGTGCCTTATCCTGAGAGTTTAGATATTGATACTCCTGTACAATTTGATTGGGCCGTGAAATTATTGGATGTGTTGAAATGAAAATAATGGTTACAACTTATCCATTTGGGACTCCAAATGAGACACCTAAATTGCTATTAGATAAGTATGATGTCCATTATAATGAAGTAGGTCGAGAATATACAGAAGCTGAAATAGAAAAACTTTTGACAGAACATCAACCTAATATAGTTATAGCAGGAACTGAAAAATATAATAATATTTTAAATCAATTTGATTGCATAAAAATGATTTCTAGGGTGGGAATTGGTCTTGATTCAATACCTTTAGATCTATGTCATAAGAAAGGAATCACTGTAGCATATACACCAGATGCTCCTTCTAATGCTGTAGCTGAACTAACTATTTGTCAGATGTTAAATATGTTAAGACATGTTCAAAAGACAGATGAAGATATTAGAAATGGCAAGTGGATTAGAAGAATAGGAAAAGAGATCAGGGATTGTAATGTGGGAGTTATAGGATGTGGCCGAGTAGGCAAATTGGTTATTGAAAAACTCCAAGGATTGAAACCTAGACGTATCTTCGTTAATGATATAGATGAAGAGAAGATGAACTTGCCTAGATGTGAGCCTGATTATAAAGAGTCAATATTAAGCATGTGTGATATTGTGACAATACATATCCCATATACAGATGAGAACAAAAATTATATTGCTGGTTCTGATTTTGATAATCTTAGATCTGATGTTTGTTTGATAAATACAAGTAGAGGGGGTATAATCAATGAACATGACTTATGTGGTTTTCTATTAACCAATATAATGGCCCGTGCTGCTATTGATGTATACAATGACGAACCTTACACCGGCAAATTAATCGACCTTCCTAACACCTTCTTAACTCCTCATTTGGGGAGTTGTTCAACTAAAAGTAGATTTGGTATGGAAGTAGGTGCAGTAGAAAATGCAATAAACTTCATAGAAAAAAAACATATCCAACATAGAGTTGTATAATGAACGATAAATATATTTTGATACTAGAATCTTTATTTTTTAAACCCCCTCCCGCTTCTACGTGGCGCTTTCCTCGAGCTAGTGAGGAAGTCAAAGAAGCTAAGAAAAGACTTAATGAAATAGACAAACAAATAGACTATTTATATTTTTTAAAGAATGATACTATAGATCCATTAGTAACTAAAGCTCTTGATCATTGGCTGAGTAAGATGGTAGCCACAATGCCAGAAGATCTAAGTATTGAATATGGGAGTCCTTTCTATTTTGGGAAAAGATCTCATTATTTAAAATACAAACAATACTATGATAAACAGTTACCTATAATACATAACAATGTCAAAAAGATCCTCCCCAAATTTAAATCCTTTCTGAAATTACATATTAAAGAAACAGATAAGTTAATAGCTATTTTACCAGAATATAAAAAATACTTAAAAATTTTAAATAGAAAAGATAAACCAAATAGTTATCTAAAGGATGTATTATCGTATTATAACAAATGTAAAAAGATTCTAACATTTAATGATAAAAAGATAATAGAAGATATTACTCTTATTAATTGGATACAAGGAAAAGATAATAACAAAAAGAATATTATAGCTAGTTATTATGATACGGCTGATACATTAATAGATGGTAGCTCTTATAATCATATGATAATGGATTATTAAATAGAAAATTTATATGTATACTATCTCAGAGTATCTAAACGACATCAGTGAACATGCCCCACAGAATGTAGATGATATTGTAATCAAAAACAAATTCTATCCACGTGGTTTGACTGAGCAGCAGATTTATGATTACTACATGGGGAATAAAAGAAAGATACTTAATTGGATTGGTAGTCGCCCAGTAGCTTTCTTTTTAGTGATTGATGGGAAGATAGTAGTTAAACGTAAGTTAAAATCCGGGCCTATTATACTGAATGATAGTAATTATGAAGAATTAATTACAGGGAGAACAGTATCTATTTATGTGGAGAGACCGGATCGAACAGATTATTTTATAGTGGATATTGATGCAGGAAAAGGAATTAACTATAAAGAGATATGGGAGGCATCAGAAATTGCACAGAAATCTCTTTATGATATGGGAGTTCTGAATTGGGAGAAACTTTTTACATCACCATACGGAATGCACCTTATAGGATACATTAAACCTAAACTATCAATAGGATTACTGAGGGGGGAGATATATAATCTTTTATCTAATAATCAAAATGAATATTTAGTTAATATAAAAGGACGAAAACCGGGAACAATCAATTTTGATTTAAGTCCCAATTATACAAGATCAATTCATATAGTTAGACATGGATTAACAAAAGAAGGATTGATCTGTGATAATATAGCGTCTGTAAATATGTCTATGACAAAGGCAGGTAAAACAATATGAAACCAATTAAAGAATATATAGCGGAGGCATCAATAGTGTCCAGAAAGAAACTAATAGGAATTGATTTTGATGCTACTATCCATAAATATTCTAGTGGATGGAGAGGTGGTGCAGTTTATGATGAACCAATGGATGATGTCAAAGATGCATTAGAACAACTAAATAAGAAGTATTCATTGTTTATTTTAACAGCCCGAATTAATAAAGTGGGAGATAAACAATGGAAAGCAGTCTGGGAATGGTTAGAAAAATACGACTTAGCTCAATACATCAAAAAGGTCACTAACATAAAATATGCGGCTGAATATTATATTGATGATAGAGCAGTTCATTTTGATACGTGGAAATCAGTATTAACTAAAATTAAATAAAGTTAATTCAAAAGGAGGCAAATTGTAATGCCAGGAACTATCTATTGGTTATTTGCATGTTTTATGTCTATGATGGTAGCCATAAGAATAGAAGCAGGAGAATGGGAATGGGTTCCTGTATTATGGGGAATATTTGCGTTCATATGGTTTATGCTTCTTTCCTTTTTCGTAATTAATCCATTGATAAGATATGGGATATATTTCGGATGGACGGATGCTGACTCATGGGAGAATCTTTTATTAGAAACAGAGGAAGATGATGATGACCCTGATGACTCTGATGACTCCTGATGATCCTAATAATGATAGAGATAGAAATTGCCCATATGATCACATGGTGATCCTTCATAAAATATATAGAGTTTAATTTGGTTAAGAATAAAAAGGTATATATATTTATAAATGAAGAAAGAACTTTATTAACAACATATATATAAACATGATTATAATTCATGTTTGGTGTGATACAAGATCCTGGTCATCACAGTCACGATGAATTTTTTATTTTATACTTGGACCAAGAAAGGCTATAAGTAGAAGTAATTATTGTGGGCGAGTGGCGGAATTGGCCTACGCACCAGATTTAGGATCTGGCCTCCTTTAACGGGAGTTGTGGGTTCGAGTCCCACCTCGCCTACCATTCGAACCTATATTTTATCATTAGAATAACTATTAAAGGTTAGCTCTAATGGGTCATTGTTAGTGAGTAATCTTGTGGGATTCATAACAGTCTTTCATTTTCATATTCTTGATAAGAATAGAATTTGATTAAGAATACTTTTTACGCGAGTGTAGCTCAGTGGTAGAGCCGTAGTTTTCCAAACTACTTGTCGTCGGTTCGAATCCGACCACTCGCTCCATTAATGGAGTATGTTAAAGTGAGAAAACAAATTATACAAATAGTAATTAAACCATTTTAAATTCTTGGGGGCTGTAGCTCAGTTGGATAGAGCACTGCTTTTGCAAGGCAGAAGTCATCGGTTCGAATCCGATCAGCTCCACCACTTCTTAATTCTAATATGGTAATAATAAATTACATATTCATTCTAAACAATTAAGAACAAAAAAACACCTATACGCCTTAAATATATAAATCGACAAACACAACAAGCGTAGGGGGAAATGTTGAATAACGGGAAATATCACTTAGTTATTCGAGTTGAGATTGATGCACTTGATGACGTAGAAGCAAGAAGAATTGGTAGAGAAATTAAAGATCACATGGATGGCTCACTTGCAGATTGTCAATTTGATATAAAAACGACTTGTAAACTCCAGAAGATTCATCCGGACAAAGATCCCGATGGCATCCAACTATAAGTTTTAAGTATTATTATTATTACTATTACAAGGAACACACCAAATGGGACTGATCGACAGAGTAAAAGCAGAAGAGCTTACACCGCAACAGGCATTTGAAGAACTACCAGATGACGCGAAGAGAAGTAAAAATGGAAAGTTTCTTAGTCGAGCTGCCAGAAAACTCAATCGCATGATCACAAAGAAAAGAAAGATTTCCACATCAGATTAATTTTAAACGGGGCTGAATTGGCTTCGACGGAGTAGATTAGATGGCAAGTTGCATACTGAGGATGATCGTTGGCCTCATAAAATATCGATCAACATACTAATTGCTAAAACAACTAGTGTTGAGACTCCCATCCTTCAGTTCCCCGGAACTGTTGCTTATCAGGTGGCTGCTTAATTAAGTAGACCTCAACCCACAAATTCTCAGGTCTCTGGGGATGTGGCGAGGGTGTAAAATTTGTGAGAATAAGTCTTCTGTATTTGTCAATTGGCAGGAGAACTAAAATTCTAAATTGAATCAGAGAAATGGTCTTGGTCTGTGTTGACTTGATCTCTTAATAATACAAAAAAACAGAATCCTATGTATGTAGACGCTTGTTGTTGGTTTATTTCGGACTCGGGTTCGATCCCCGACAGCTCCACCAGTAGGTTCGACCTTCTTTGGCTCCATTTAGAATAAATTAAAAAAGTTCTAAATGGAGTCAGAAGGAAGAATTTGTAAATATTACGATAGGAAATTTGGGGAGAAAAAGGAATTTAATGTTAGCTGTTTAATATGTAATATTATATTTAACGTTACAGAACGAGAATACCACCTTCCAAAAAAAGAGTATAATAGGACAATCAAAAACTAAAAAAGGAATGATGAGCATGGCGAAATACCAAGCAAAGAAAGAGAAAGAAGTACTGCCTACCTACCCATCAGACTACGGCAGTCATG